GTCTTGTAGGTAACTACTTCAGGTGCGTCTGAGTATGGAGCGTGCTCAACTGGTGTAATGCCACCGACAACTGGTGTGCCCTTAACGCCACGAGCGGTGTTAGTTTCAACGCCACGTAGGGTAGGTCCGTTAGTTGTAGTAGAGGTTACGGCTGGAGTGATAAATCCTGTGTCCATGCTGTTAGCAGCAGTTCCGCGAAGAAACTCTGAACCAACTTCTTTGAATGATGCGCGTGATTCCATTATGTCCACCTTGTGTCGGTCATGTCACAGTTACCGCAGTAGCAAGGGTCTGATGTTTCGCCCTTAATTGCTGTAGCGTCATTGCGAGCTGCGCGTGTTGCGCGGTTTGCTAGGGGTGTTCCTGCTGGGTCTGCGGATTCTGGTCCACGTACCAAGCCAAGTCCTGTAGGTACTGTCATGTAAGTTTTTCCTCGCTAGTGTGTTGATCCTTGAGAGAAACGAGGTTGCCGTGGAGATCGGTTAACCGACCACAGATGAGACATTGAATCTCATCCAAGCAAGCCTGTACGTCCCTGCTATTGCAGTTCTTACAAGCTGTGGGCCACGACAACGCTCGTTCCTCTCTAGAATCTAATTGACTACTGGACTAAGCCAGTGGTGAGCCGGACTCACCGAGGTCAACTGCTGGGTTGTAAGTAGTTCCAGTTCCAGGTGTGGTTGAAATGTCTCCACCTAGGAGTGAACTTGACTCAATGCGGATAACCGCTGCCTGACGGAAGATACCGTAAGCACCAAGCCAGTACCATCCCATTGGGACGAAACGGCGTAGACGGTCAACTACTGGACCAGGTACAACGTGTGGGTACGCACCGTTACCATCAACGTATGAGTGAGCCTTGGCAAGAGCCTGGCGACCAACGATGAGAGTTCCGTAAACGTTTGTTGAAGATGCACCAGCACCCTGGAATACAGGAGCACGTGGTGTTTCGATCCAACGAACACCTTCGTAAGCACCGAGTTCACCGTTCCAGATTTCGCCTGGCTGTGAGTAAACGTGTGGTGCACGCCATCCCTGGATGTTTGAACCAGAAACAGTTTCGCCCTGAAGGTCTGAAACGAGGTCTGGGTGGATGTATCCAACGTACATACCGCCAAATGTCGGTACGTTCTGTGAACGCAAACGAGCACGAGCAACACGGATGTCAAGTGATGACAATGTGTTTGCTGCTGCTACACCGGCACGAGCAGTAACGCTTGACTGAAGTGCTGTTGCACCCAAGCCTGATGCGTACTGTACGTTTGTTCCGCTGTCAAGTGCTGCACGAGCGATTGTGTCGATTGAAACACCAGCGTTGTATCCAACTACGTTGGCAACGATTGGGTCAATGTCCACGAAGCTTGTACCGCGAAGCTTAGCAGTGGTAAGAACACCGTTACCATATTCTGCAAGAGTCAGTGCAACCACTGAGTCTGACATTGCTACGGTTGTGATGTCTGTTGTTTCTGTAAGTGCTGTTGTTGAAATCGGTAGGTCGTTAACGATTGTGAACTGTACCGAAGCACCTGGCATTGACTGTGCAGTAGGCTGAACGTCTGCTACAGCGTCAAAGTAAAGCTCTGGACGTAGAGCAAAGTATGCCATACGGTCATAAGCGGCCTTCGAGAAGTCAAGGGTTGACTGTCCCGTTGGGTTGTCTGAGTAGCCATCAATAGCCATTTCAAACTCCTTTTCTAGTTAGTGTGTTTTGATTAACGCACGTTCCTAGAAGTCCAGACACCCAGTTTTTCATACTGTTGTTCTGTTACGATCTTCATGGCTTCTTCGGGACTTGTTGCCTCTTGGATACGGGCTAGGAATTCCTGACCTAAGTCTGGTCCTACGCCTGACGTACCAATAGTCGCACCTTGGGCACGACGCAAAGCATCAAGTTCCGGATCGTTAGCAGCGGCTTCGGTGGTTTCCTGATTAGATGAAAGGATGCCGTATTCTTCAGCCATCTTCCGGATTGCGTCTACTGACGCTTCTCCATCGTATGCCTTACGAAGTAATGCACCTGCACCTGTCTCTGGGATTCCAGCCTTGGTGAATTGGAATTCAAGCTTTTGCTTTTCCAGTTCTGCCTTTGCTGCTTCAAGTTCCTTACGGGCTTTGTCACCTTCACGCAACTGACGCCTAATGTTAGGGTCTAGTGGCTGACTGTTGGTTTCTTGCTCGTCAAGTTCGTTGTCGAATTCGGACATGTTGATCGCTCCTTCTAGGTACGCGCTTTATTCAGAGGTAAATAAAACGGATAAATTTGTTTGCACTATACGCACTTGGGGACGTGCTCCCCACCAAGCGGTTTAGTTGTCTAGCTCGCCCACGATCAATGGGGCCAAACACCTAACGTAATTGTAGCACATTATGTACGTGCAGCGCCAAGACCTGTAACACCCTTCTGGCTTTCAGCGTAACCGCCACCCTTTTCAAACGGGGCAAGGGCGCCTTGTTCGGCTCTAGCAACGGCTTGTTGGGCTGCTGGCTGTGAGGTGCCCCCAAAACCGGCTATTTGGCTTCCAATCAAAGTATTGGTGTCTACGGTAGGGGCTGCGGCTCCAGGGGCGGCTTTGGTCAATGAGACATCTCTGGCGGCAGTTTGTAGTGCTGTCTGTGCCTTGCCTAGGGTAAACTGGCTGTAAGGATCAGAAGCGGCACCCGTAGTACCAGCAACCCTAACCATCTCAGCAAGTTGCTTAGCCTGGTCAGATGAGAAATCTTGGAGTCCAGCAGCCTGAGCTGTGTTCTGCAAGTTGGCTGAAATTGCCTGACGAGCAATGACTGGCTCTGCCTTGGTTGGGTCTAGGAAGTAAGCCAGAAGCCCACCAGAACCAACACCATGTTCTTGCATAAACTGGTTCTGGATGTTCTGTGGCAAAGCAGCGACAGCATTGTAGCCTTCAGCGATACGACGGCTGAACTCTGCTGGAGATACCTGTCCACCAATTAACTTGCCAATCTCTGCCCTAGTAAAGAAAGCGTCCGGAAGTCCAGCGGCCTGAGCTGTGTTCATCATTGCCTGACTAGCAGTCAAGTACTGTGCTTCAGTCATTTGCTGAGCAGCGGTCTTGTTGTGTTCAACCAAACCCTGAAAAGAATCCTTGTATTCCTTTGTGGTGCGGATCATGTTCATCAACTCTTTAGCATTGGTAATGTTCTTCTTGAAAACAGCATCATCAATAAGTGGCTGAAGGTTAGAAAGACCCCATTGGTCAAGTGTTTGCTTAAGGTTTGAATCAGCATTGATTTTGGATGATGACGTAGCCGCGGCATTAGCGTATGCCTGGAATTGCTGACCTTCAACTTGAAGCGTCTGAAGTTGCAACTTTTGTGCTGAACTTAAGCCAGAGCCAGTAAAATCGTATGTCTTTGGGTCTACCTTGCTGAAGTCTCCACCAAACTGGTTGGCGGCACCCATCAAAGCGCTTACGTTCTTTAATACTGTCTTGTGGTCTTTAGTATCTGGTTTGAAGAAGTATGAACCATCAATACCATAAGGCTTAAGAAAATCGGTAACTAATTTCTTACCCTTAGCAACACTTCCACCCTTACCGGTAATACCCATGGCGTAGACGGCGTTAAGTAATTCAGTAGACGTTGGGTTGTTACCAGCGTAAGTTCCAACAATAGTAGTTCCGTTGGGCAACGTGTAACCCATAGAGTTGGCTGTTCCACTCCATTGACTTGTTAGACTTGTGCTAGGAATTGTTGTGGTTGGAGTTGAGCCACCAACTTTCTTGGCTGACGCAGCACCTAAAGCTTTTGCTTCAGCGTCGGCTACTGCCTGACTAGGGCCAGTAACAGTTACGTTCTTTTTAGTAACTGCGTCGTAATACGTTGCTTTATAAGTAGCCATTACATTGCTCCTTGTGCTGGTGCCATTGGCTGTCCTAGAGATTGTTCAGGACCGCCCTGTGGTTGGTTCATCTCTTGTGCTAGACCCTGAAGAACACTAGACATCTTTTCTTGAGCAGCAGGTGTGTTTTTGTAATCAAACCCTGGGTGTGACTGAAGGTGTCCTTTCCACTCGTCAAGGCTCATTGGAACTGGGCGTCCAGTCTTAGGGTCGTGACCACCATTAAGTGCTGCTGACGATTTAGCATCAGTCATAAAGTTAGGCTCGTGATCCTCACCCAACATCTGCTTAGCGACCTGACGGTATGGGTCAAGCAGGTAAGCGGTCTTGATACCAGCTTCGATCTGTGGAGCCAAGGTAGGGTAGAGTCCCTGTGCTGTGGTCTTAAGGTATTCTTCAAATGCCTTAGCCTTCTGTGGCGTCATGTCCTCGGCAATCTGCTTGAGAGTGCCTTCCGACATTGGCACAGCGTAATCATGAGCAAGTTGCTTCATGTCGGCTGATGTCATTGACTTGGCTTCAGGTGCCTTGGTTTCTTCTGCTAGTGGTTTGTCTGCCATGGTTATTCCTTATTGTGGGTCGGGTAGTTTGAGCATTACTGAATTGATGAACGGTGCGAACTTTGCGTATTCAGGCTGTGTAGAAATACTTTGCCAGAAGTTATAATAATCTGATTTCATTCTTCCTGTTGTGTGACCAGCAGAAACACGCGACTTAAATGATGCTTCGTATTCATTACGAATTTCTATTGCTTGCTTAAAGAAATCTTTGTAACCAGGATCAAAAGCGCTGTCTACTGATGGGTCGTTAATTGCTTTCTGTAGTTGCTGGTATGAAACATAAGCATTGTGGTTTCGACGGCCACCATTATGGTCAGCCAACCAAGTTATGTTATGAATCTGCCCGTAAGTTTTCATCTCACGGTTAAGTTGATTAATACCCTTTGCGTTTAAGCCACCAGTTTTACGGTCAACGTAATGTTGATTTTGAAGCAATAATTTTTGTGTGGCACTGTACATTTGGTCACCTGTCCAAATGTTCAATGAGTCAAAGTACTTCTGGTTAGTTTCACGCTTGCGAAGTTGAAGGTTACGCTCAACAGCGTACGTACGTGGGTCGCTTTGGTAATCGCCTTGATCATAAGAAAAGGCCATAATGTTTGGGTACTTACGAAC